TTAGTTGCAAAGCAAAATATCCATAAATATACGTTTTGGTATGTAATTGATATGAATCCGATCGAATTATTACAAAAAGTTAAAGCGCTGGTGTTTGAAGATCAAATGCCTGCTGCTCCTGCGGTTGAGCCTGCTCCCGTAAAGAAAGAATTTAGCGGATATATGCTTAAGGATGGCACAGAGGTTTACATTGATAAGTTAGAGGTAGGCGGCGTGGTTTCTGTTGAAAAGGAAACTATGGCACCCGCTCCAGTTGGTGAGCATGAGCTTGCAGACGGCACCGTTATCGTACTTGGCGAAGGTGGTGTTATCAGTGAAATCAAACCCGCTGCCGCTCCTGAGGCTGCACCTGCTCCTGAAGCTGAAGACATGGGCAAAAAGTACGAAGAGAAATTCTCTACTTACGATGCTAAATTCTCAGCATTAGAAACAGAAAACGCAAATTTGAAAGCTGCTTTCGCTAAGTCTGAAGATGCTATCAAAGGTCTGTTTGAATTGGTTGAAAAGCTCGTAAAAGAACCTACAACTGAACCTACTGAGCCTGTAAAAAGCGGTTTCAAATTCGGTAAGCAAACAGACAGCAAAGAAGAAAAACTAAATAGTATTATTAACCTTTTTAAATAGAAAACAAAAATGGCATACAATGTAACGGGCTTAGCCGCATATACTAAGCAAAACGTAGATCTGCTGGTTAAGAATTCAGTATTCGAAGCCAGAACACAAAAGGAAATCCTTGCGCTCGGTAACGTTCGCGTAGGTGTTAAATCTTCTGAAGCTATTGGAAGAATGGATACTGATGTATTCTTTCAAGACGATAGCGCTTGCGGATTTAATGCAAGCGGAACGACTACCTTTACTCAACGTACTTTGACAGTAGGTAAAGTAAAAGTAAATGAAATCCTTTGCGATAAGGATCTTGAGCCTTACTACACTCAACAAGCTCTGAAAGCTGGTGGTGAGTACACTTCTGCTGCTTTCGCTGCTGACTACTCAGATCAAAAAGCTAAGAAAATAGCTGAGGCTCTTGAGGTTGCTTTGTGGACTGCTAACGCAACAGGAAGTGCAGGTACTAACGGTCTTTTGAATAAGTTCGATGGTATCAAAACTTTGATCACTGCTGGCGGCGGATCGGTTGTAAACGCAAACACAACTGGATTCTACGGTACGCCTGCAACTACTATCAATAGTGCAACAATCGCAAAGAACGCTGTTCTTGCAGTTATCAGAGCATTACCTGCTAAGATTCAAGGTAAAGATGATGTACGTATCTTCTGCGGATGGACTACATTCTCTTATCTGATTCAAGCTTATGTAGATCAGAATCTGTTCCACTTTGCTCCTGACGCGAAATGGGATGATAACAATGCGGTGTTCACAATCCCCGGATCAAATTACAAGATAATCCCTGTTCACGGTTTGGATAGCGCTGATGCTGATGCTTGTATCTACGCTTTCAGAATGAGCAATATCTTCTTAGGTACTGACTTACTTGACGAAGAGAACAAGTTCTGGATCCGTTGGAGCGAAGATGATGAGAACATCAAATTCACAGCTCGCATGAAGATCGGTGTTCAGTTCGCCTTTGTTGATGAGATCGTGAAGTTTGAAGCCTAATTTATAAGGGGGGCGTAAAAACCCCCCTTTCACTTATAAAAATTTAATACAATGCCTTGCGCACTTACATCGGGATACACATTAGATTGTAAAGACTCTTCAGGTGGGATACTTGAAGTATACTTTATTGAAAGAGGCAATGTTTCATCTATTGCCGAAGCCAGCGGAGTTGTAACAGGTCTTACAAAAGCATCCGGTAAAAGATTTTGGAAGTATGAGCTTCCTAAAGAAACTGGATCATTAACAGAAACAATGACAGGTAACGTTCAAAATGGCACCGTGTTTTATGCTTCTGAGCTGAAAGTAGTGGTTAATAAATTATCTGTTGCAGTCCGCAATGAGATTAAATTGTTAGCTCAAAACACTCTTATTGCCGTTGCTAAAGATAACAATGGGAAATACTGGTTAGTGGGTAGACGTAACGGAATCGATTTTACCACCGGAACACTCGGAACTGGTACTGCTTTTGGAGATCGTAGCGGTTTTGATCTTACCTTTGCAGGTAGTGAGCCTGAGCCGATGGTTGAAGTGAATAGTAGCGTTGCCGCTGCACTTGAAACAGCAGGATAAAGTTTGTTTTGTTTGTTTGGTTTGATTTTGAGCCCTTGCCCATTTGGGCGGGGGTTTTTGTTTATAGGTATTTATAATCGATATGTTTAAATTTATCAAAGGAACGACCGCGACAATTATCTGCACTCTTAAGGAAAAGCAGACTATTGAAAGCCCCTATTATTTATTTGTGTTTACGAATAGGGGAACGAATGACGTGGTGACTTTTATAAAGGACTATCTGCATGACGTATCCACAAATAAAGAGCGCTGGAATGAGTTTACTATCCCTGTAAATACGTATTTTGCAAACTATAAGGAGGGATGGTGGCGTTACGATATATATGAGCAAACGAGCGCCGTAAATGTGAACCCTGCGGGGTTAGGGTTACTTGAGAGCGGATTGATGTTTTTAGATGATAATACGAACATAAGCTATACGCAATATTCACAGGACGTTAAATTCAAAATGTACGATGCATCCTAATATAAGTTTTATAAAGTTCGCAGATGTTAAGCTGCCTGAGATGGTTGAAATACCCGGCAAAGGTTATGTACAATTCGGTGAAGATAACCTTTACCCTAATATGCTACTTGAAAAGCTGAATAAAAGCAGTAAGCATAACGGGATTGTATTAGGTAAGGTGAATTATATCATAGGCAATGGCATATCGTATAAGGACAACAGCCAACAGGAGTTGGTACCAAATAAGAACGAAACGATAAATGATTTACTCAAAAAGGTTTCTACGGATATTGAGATTTTTGGCGGTGTGTATCTTGAGCTGCATTATAACGCTCTCGGCAATGTTGGCGCGGTGTATCATATTCCTTACCATAAAGTACGTACAAATAAGGACAATACGCAATACTTTATAAAAGATTGGACGCAATCGACAAGGACGCAACCTGAGATTGTAGCGGCTTATAACCCTGCGGTGAAAGAAGGCAAGCAGATTTTGTTTTATAAAGAATACAGACCGGGACTTGAGGTGTATTCTTATCCGGGTTACATTGGTGCGCTCAACTGGATCGAGATCGATATAGAGCTTTCTAAATACCATTTAAGTACTATCAAAAATGGTATGTTTAGCAGTAAGCTAATTAATTTCAACGAGGGTAAACCTTCGCCTGAAGAGCAGCAAGTTGTTGAAACGAAATTCAAAAAGAAATTCACGGGTAGCGAAAACGCGGGCGGCATTGTGTTGTCTTTCAGTGATGATCCGGCAAAGGCTCCGACCGTTCTGGATTTATCGAATACTGATTTAGATAAGCATTTCGACATTCTTAATAAGACAACTGAACAGCAAATATTTGTGGGGCATCAAGTTACAAGCCCTATTTTGTTTGGTATTAAAAGCGAAGGGCAATTAGGGGGGCGTACTGAGATGCGCGACAGCTTTGAAATCTTTAAGACTACATACGTAAATGATAAGCAAAGAGCTTTAGAGGTTTTGTTTACTGAGATTAGCGATTTGTTCGGGATGCAGGGCGAAATGGTTATTGCTCCGATCGAGCCGATATCTTTTGAGTTTAGTGAGGCAACTATTAAAGAATTTGCTCCGAAGGCGTGGATACTTGAAAAGCTGGGTATTGATTTGACAAAGTATCCTGAAGCCGTACAGCCTAATGTACAATCTGACGTACAACCTGCACAAGCATCCGCACAGGTCAACGAGAATTTGAAGAACTTAACCGGGCGGCAATGGCAGGGGGTGAATCGTATTATCCGCAATTTTGAGAAAGGCAGAATTAATAAAGAGCAGGCGAAACTTTTACTAAAATCTTCACTTGGTTTGTCTGATGACGAAATTAACGTAATGCTTTCCATCGACAATGATATGGAATTTAGCGCGCAGGATAACGATGAACTTTTGCTTGCAGAATTTGCGGCGAATGGTGAAAGCAAAGACAATTTTAATGTCATTGCATCGCGTGGGCGTTTCAACTTTCAAGAAGAGCTAACACAAGCGGAAGTAAATATTTTGGATCTTATCAAAAAGGATAAAAGAATAACCCCTCAAGTTATCGGTCGCGCGTTAAAAATGCCTATTGAGGAGGTTGAAGATATTATAGCAAATTTATTAGAAGGTGGTTTGATTGTAGCAGCGGTTAAAAAAGTAGGCATTGATGAAATTATAGAGCGCACCATGCCGGAGCCTTTGAGTGAGCTAACGGATAAAAAGCCGCGCACCTTAGAGCAAAAGATAATGTATAGTTATGAAGGTGTGCGCGACAATCGTAACCGTGACTTTTGCCGCCGCCTTTTGGATATGAATAAATTCTTTTCACGCTCCGATATTGAAACAATGAGCGCAAGGTTAGGGTATAGCGTTTGGGATCGCAGGGGCGGTTGGTGGACTAAGCCAAGTGGTGAGCACTCCCCATCATGCCGCCATCGCTGGGTGCAAAATTTCGTTATTCGTAAAAAATAAAAAATGAGAGATACTTTATTTATAAGCCCTGAAAATATTTATGAGCGTACACAAATACACTCAAATATTGATAGCAAAATGATTGTGCCTGAAATAAAGGTTTGTCAGGATATGTATATTTTGCCCTTATTAGGCTCAGGACTTTACGAACGCTTACAGGTTGGCATTGAGAGCAATAATCTAACAGCAGACGAAATAACCCTGCTTAAAAGCTACGTTAGGGACTGCCTTATTTATTACGTGGTGGCGGAGCTTACCGATACCCTAACGCATCAATATTGGAATAAGGGCGTACTTAAAAAGACAAACGAGGGGAGCGAAAATGTATCAATGAGCGAACTTATTGATTTAAAGAATAAATTTAAAAGCCGTGCGGAATATTACGGGCAAAGGTTGGTAAAGTATTTAGTTGAGGAAAGCAATAATGCAAAGTTC